TAATTTTCTATATAACTTAAAATCATAAGCTACATCAATTAATTTTTGAAAGTGTTTTTGTGGTGCTTCAAATCTAACACCTACTTGAGCTGGTTTTTCTTCTGTTGGTAAATTATATTTTTTCATTATTTCAGAAGTAAAATCAATACCGGATTTACCTACACCAAATATAAGTTTATCATAAAATATACCATCATTATCCATATTAGCAAATTCAGGTTTTACGGACTTAAATGTAACTTCATTATTTTTAAAATCAATATCTGATACTTTAGTTTCCCAATGAAATTCAACACCTTTACTTACTAAATAATCATACCAACTTTTACCAATTTCATGTAAATAATCTGTACCAATATGCCATACTGGAAATAATCTTAAACCAAAATATGGTTTAATAAAATCTGGTTCTTCATCAGGTGAAGATAAGACAATTTGCTCTGGATGTGGGTGGAATCTTTCAAAATTATCTACTACTTGTTTCATTAGTTCCATTGCTTTTTCATCACCTACATATTTAGATAATTGCCCACCAATTTGAGTAGAATAAGTTAATTTACCATCAGACCAACCACCTGCTCCTAGGTATCCGGTCATTACCTCCTCATAAGGTCTTAAATATGGGTCTTTACCCATATCAATAATAGTGATTTTACCTTCAAAATTATTATCAACCAATTTAGTAGCAGCATTTATACCTGCTACTCCTGCTCCAATAATTACTATATCCATTTAATACAAGTTTTACACATTAATATACGAAAAAAAAGCTGTGGCTCCAAATATTTGGGCCACAGCTCCACTAATTTTTTTAATAAATCGACTGGCTATGAATCAGTCTATATGTTTAGCAATTACAACAAGTGCAATTACATACTTCACAATTACAGTTTTTACAATCGCAATTCATAATTATATATTTCCTACAGTTACCGCAACTTTTTTATTATCTACTTTTATTATTTGAGGTTCATATCCTTCATCTGATAAAAATGGTTCTTCATCTTTATAAGGAAACTTAGGATCTCTTTCATCTCTATATTTAAAAGCATAAACAGTAAATTCTTCAGGATCAACAGCAGTAAACACTCTGTCATCTCCCCTAAATGCAAAATCTTTTAACTTCGTACCTAATTGCCTTTCAACATCAGCTTGATTTCTTAAAATGTCATTTGCTAATTGTTTGTCATCAAAAAATTGTCTTTCATTTAAACGACCTTCAGCTAAATATTTTCTTAAATCAAAGTTATCCATTTTTTATAATTCTCCGTTAGCTATATATTCACCTAATGCTGCTTCAGGTGATGATTCTGTACCTTCAATTTCGATTACTTTTCTCATAATTTCAAGTGCTTCATCTGCATTTAACATTTCATTATCTTGTACTCTTGAAGAGAATTTTAAATCACGAGCAATTAAAGCAAATAATTTTTTAGCTGGGTATTCTCTACTACTTAAATCTAGTTGTTCATTTAATTTACCTTCAGCTAAATATTTTCTTAAATCAAAGTTAGGGGTATGAAATGGCATCATAATTTCTATTAATTAGGGGTTGATAAATAATTTTGGAAAATTTTAACTAATTCACCAAATTGAGTATCAGTAATACCTGAAATTATATCCGGGGAATATTGTTTAATAAAAGATGGTGTAACAAAAGTATAAGTATCTTTATGAATTTTTAAATTTGTACGCACATTACTTTCTTTAAAGCATGGTCCTAATTGGAATGTTTCCGCATTTTCAACTGAACAAGCAGTTATCACAATTGCACTTATAACGGGCATACCCATTAAATATTCACATACAAAAATAATATTACCTACTCTAGTATCTTGTTTATCAGATTGGAATCCTAAATTAAATCCAGCTTCACCTATGGAATTAACCATGGCTTGAGCAAATGCTAATTCACCTCCTCCTGTAGCTAAACCTAAAACAGCTTCTAATAATTCCTTAGAAAAATTAGCACCAAATTGTTCAGTAGTTACATTCATATCTTCTTCATTAACTTGAATAAAACATCCTGATTCATCTATTACTCTTTTTAGGTTTTGATAATCATATAATGAAAAGTTTTTCTTTACTAAATTTCCTTTAGCTGGTGCAACCGCTCCGGTACCACTAGGTACAGATGGGGATGGAGTTGGATGCCAATAGAAAAATGGAGATTTTCTACCATCTTTAGGGGCAGCATTAGCTTTAGTTAAGCCTTTTGAATTATAATAATTTATAGCGTTATTTTCTAATGCCTTAGTCATTGCTGCAAAAAATACTTGTACTTCAGCAAAACATTGTCTTACACTTTCCTCAATTTGAGAATTAGCAAAATCTGTTGTTGACATCATAACATTACCTGTTTCATTAAAAACATATTGTTTTTTAGCAGGTATATTATACGGGTTTTTAGCCGGTATATATTTACCTAAATCCGCGGGATTTGGTTTTCCATAAGTTGAATTAGTAGACATAATCTTAATTTATTTTAATTTTTAAATCTGTTGTACCTTTTAGTACGCGGTGAATCTCACCTTTTGTTATAAATATAATTTCTCCTTGTTTCATTGCTCTAGGTAACATATTATCTCTTTGAATACACCACCCTTCACCTTCAAGGATTTCTATTTTTCTATCTTCATCATCTTGATGCCAAACCAATTCCATTGGGTCAACATCTTTAGAGAAGGTTCTTATATTAGAACTATCTTTATATGGTTTCATACTACCAAAAAGTATTCATATTAGCACCTAAACCAAGAGCCTTAGCATATCTGGGTAATCTACATGACCAATAACGAGCTGTTGTTCTATCTTTTGCCTGGGCACATCTATGACGAGCTGCAAATGCTTTTCTTGCTTTAGGGTTTCTAATTTTTGCTCTTAAACCACCTGAACCAAATGTTACTTTTTTAATTCTTTTTGTTTTAGGATCTCTAACATAAACATAATATGCTTTAGGTCCTCCTCTTTTTGGTTTTCCTATTGGTGGGTCTTTTTTCTTTTTTTTCTTTTCATTTAGCATAGGTAAATCTAAAGGTACAGCTTCACCTTCGTAAACACCAAATTCACCTAAATGTGTTTTAATTAATCCTTCATCTTCTTCACTTAAACTAATTACATTACGTGAATATAACCTTCTGGCTTCCTTAATTAAGGATAAATGTTTATTTGATCCAATACGGTATACTGTTTCAAATAAAGGAATATTTTTATCTATATGATACTGTAAACCTTCAGATAATAAAGATTTTACTTTACCTTCTGTAAGTAAAGGACCTTTTGTTTCACAAGTATTACATCCACATCCACACATAATTATTTTCTTAATACATATCTAGGTACATCATCTGAGGGACCAGATATAGCAATGGAAGAACCTATTCCATCAATTAAATTATCTCCTGATAAATATTCTAATTTACCATTTTTATCTATAAAAAGTAAGCCGTCAAATCCTTCATATTGTTGATATTCATCAACTAACTCTTTAGCTAAATCAATTGAAAATTGGCTAGAATTAAACCCATCTCCACTAAAATATGAATTTAAATTAAAGTTTTTTCCGGAAGGATACCAATTAGATTTATTATAAATTTTACTTAGAATATCCTCTATTCCTTTTATAAATTTATCTTTAGAAAAATTAGGATTATCTTTATAATAATTATAAATAACTTCTAGTTTAGTAGGCCATTTAACTTTTTTATCAAGCATAGATAAAGCTTCTTTTTCTTCAGCTTCTTCCATACCTAAAGATTTAACAAATTCATCAAATCTACCTTTTCTTCTTGTACTGGACCATTCTCCTCTATTATATCCTTTAGCTATTACTGCTCCAGCTCCTTTAGTAGATCCTTTTAATTCAACATTTTGACCCCCTACATCTAAATCTCCCTTAGATTCTCTTTTTTTAACATTATTAAATAAAATAGAAAATAAAATTTCTCCAGGACCTATGGAAACAGTACCTTCTATAGTACCACCCATTAATCTAAAAAGATCTATTAATTTATCAGATGGAATTCCAGGTACTTGGGAAGTAAAATCTGGTTTAGACATATCTAATGAAGAAGGATTTTTTATATAATCAGCAAATTCTTTTTGAATATCTAAATCATCTAATAAATCCTGAAATTTTACTATTTGACCCCTAGAAATATTAGATTCTTTAGCTTTTTGAGCTAAATATTGTTCTATGGGTGCGGTAAAAGTAATTTTACCTATTATTGAATTTAGTTTTTTTAATTGAATAGGACTTAATTCAGTTGAGTCAATTAATTTTTTAATATCATCTTTTGATATTTCTTCTTCCTCTTGTTCCTTAATTATACTTTCTATTATGGTTTTTAAATAACTAAAATCTTCCTCAGTACTAGGATAGCCTTTATCAAATCTCCAACAATTTTCTCTTATAATTTTTTCTATAGGATCCATATTATGCCTCTTCAGTTTCCGTTTCTTCTGTTTCGGTTTCTATTTCTTCTGCTCCTTCAACATCTGCTCCTGCCCCAGTTGCTGTTTTACCTCCATAAGCTAAAATACGAGCAATAGCTTTAGCGGCCATTTCTTCTTCATCTAAATTAAGTAAAAAATATTTTTTACCTGATACTTGACAAATCCAGCTTCTAGGATCAAATATAAGAACAAAATTTTCACCATTCAACAAATTTATACGAAAAGTTGAAGGACGTGGTGCTATCCAATCTACTGACTCTAAAAATTTATCAAAGTCAACGGTTAATAAATCTATAATAATTGCTTTAAGTTCTGGGAATTTAACTAATTCATCATATGCTATAGCAGCATCATCTCCCTTAGTTCTTTCTTTATATACTTTTTTTACAAGTACTTTTATTTTTTCCTTGAGTTCTGAAGCTGTCATTATTGGTCATTTTTTTCTGCTAATTTTTTAGCTCTATCAGTAGCTACAGCATAATCAACAGGTTCAAGTTTTTTCTTACCACCTTTTTGCTTTGCAATGCCTTTAATTATATCTTCTTTTTTATTTTTTTCAGCGGCAGTTAATTTTTTTTCACCAACTATTTCTTTAACATGTTTTTTAATTAAATGTTTTAATGGTAAAACAAATTCTGTATCGGCATCTACCTCAATTTTTTCTTCATCTATTCTCCCAACGGCCTTGAATATATCTTCAACATGCATATCTATGTAACCTACATCCGCTTTAGAAATACCTAGGTTTTCAACCATATCTTTAATTTCGTCAGCTATATATTCTACTTCACCTGATGTAGTAATTTTTTTAGCATAATTAGGATCTTTTAAAGCCTTTAATTTTCTCATGAAAAGTAAATCATGTAATTTAGCTACTCTTATAATTTCTTCCTTTTTTTCAGACATGTCACCATAACCACCATTTACTACTTTTCTCATAAATTCTTGAGCACCTGGACATACTTTATAATATTTAGTTTGGTAACCAAATACATTAACATTATCTTTATCAGCTGCTCTTTCTTCATCTATAGTATCAATCATAGCATCTATTTTAGCTACACTCTCTTTACCATCTAAATAATCAAATGCACTATCTAACATTGCATTTGCTTGAATAATTTTTTTCTGCCACCATTGTGGAAAATCTACCTCACCTTTACCATCATATTTATCAATTGCTCTATAAAGCATTTGAATCATTTTTCCAGCTCTAGCTAGTTCAGATTTTAACATTCCCGGCTCATCATCAATATGACCTACATCTAAATCATCCATAGACATCATATCACCTTCATTTACATACACTTGACCATCTTCAATTTCATATCCTTCTTCTTCTAATCTCTCTACAAACTTGCCTAAAGTAACATCATATCTGTTATTAGAATAAGTCATATTAAAAGCACCATAACTATCTAATCTTGATAATTCATTTGGGAATATATCTCTAACTATATTTCTAGCTTCATCTGCTTTTTCATCAATATCTCTAATGATATCTCCAAGTTCTCCAATAGCGCTATCAACTTCAAAATCTTTAATGTCTTCCTTAATATCAGTTTTGATTGTTACAGGGTGCATTTTGCCACTGCCTTTTGGAAATTCAAATTCTTTTTTACCTGCATCTCTTGCAGCGTCAGCTGCTAATACAAATGGGGATTGCTCTTTCACAGGTTGTGTAAGAGCATCTTTTATCATTGAGCGTAAATTTTCTAAATTCATTTTTTCAATTTTTTTCTTTGCCTGTTTAGTGGCTATACCATACATAACTTTTTCCGCATCTGCACCATATTTTTTCACTAGAGCACGTTTATTTTTCAATAAACCTTTTAGAGCGATTTTTCTTTGCTCTAGCTCATTTTCAGTGAGTTTGCGTTCGTTTAGCATTTTATCTTTCTACAACGTGAGTTCTAGTAAAGAATGTAATTGAATTACCAATTTGGTCAGCTAATTTTTGATCACCCATTGCTACAGCATTATCATAGGCAATCTTTAATGAATCTTGAATTTCTTTTTCATCTTGAGTAAGACCATCTTGAGCATCCGCTGCATCCATTTTTGGTTCTTCAGCATCCACGTCCATTTCAATTTCATCTTCTACATCAATTTCATCTTCTTGTTCAGATAAAACATCAATTATATCTTCTCTAATTTTAGCTTTAAGTTCTGATACTTTCATTTTAAACTTTATAGTATCATCACCTTTTTTTACTTCACCATCTTTATGAAGATTATCCATTTCATCTTGTGAAAGTTCAATTTCAGCTTCCTCAATTTCTTCTTCCTTCATGTTTTTGGCATCTGCTTTGGCTTTAGCAGCTTTAGACATTTCAACATCAGGTTTTTTATTACCTTTTCTATCAATGCCCATTACTTCTTCTACATCATCTTCTTCGTATTTAGAGTGAGAATGTGATTCTGATGTTAATATTTTTAATTCGTTTACGGGAATTTTTTCTACTATTTCACCACTTTTAAACATTACGTCATAGTGAGTTACTTCAGCATGGCCATCAGTAGTTTCCACTAATGTATGTCTTCCTTCTAGACATAAGCCATATCCATGAGATTCGTGCATTACGTGAGCAGCACAATCATGTTTAAAACCTGGTGCTGATTCTTCAATGTCTTTATCTTTTGCTTCCGTAATTAGTTTATCCTCTGTTACTTCTTCTTGAAGTAAAGGATTGTTTCTTAAATAATCTTGATAATTAAAATCGCTCATTATAGTATATTTTTATTTATAAATATTAGTTTCTTCCTCTAGAGTTACCCCCTCTTGAACTGCCTCCATTGGATGATGAACTACCTCTAGAGATATTACTAGATGGTGGAGGAGAATAAGATCTATTTATTGAATTTGATCTGGGTTTTATATTGTTGTTGATAATATTATTGTTATAGTTAGGTACTATAGGTCTATTGTTATTATTCCTAATTATATTATTATTAGGTATATTATTAGGGTTACTATAAACTCTAGGCTTAATATTATAATTATCTCTTAATTCATTAATAATATTATTAAGATTACTATTATCTATATTTTTTCTAGGGTTATTATACCTTCTAACTATATTATTTTCTATATTACTATTGTTATTTGAAATAATATTTCTACTTCCTCTTCTGCCACTTACATAAACTATATTATTATTATAGTTAGTATTCCAATTTATATTATTCCAAGGTCTATAAGGGCGATTCCATCCATAAAAATAATAAGGTCTATTCCAATCATACCAGCCCCATGAGTGATAGTTAAAAGGGTAGTTCCAAGCCCAATCAGTCCAGAACCAATGACTATGAAAATAAACATCAAATCTATTATAAGGTCTCCATATACCGTCTAATCTTGGATTATTCCAATACCAAGAATAAGGTTGATTCATAGCATATTGAGCAAAATCCCATCTAAAATTAAAGTCGGTTCTAAGTTTATATCTTAATTGAAAGTAGGAATTAATTGTATCTATTTTTGTTTCATTAGATACTGGGATAGTAAAGTCCACTGGGTACATATCATCACTAACAGTAGCTAGTCTATATGTGCTACAGCCAGTAACCATAAGATAAATTAATAGTGCAACAATTGCACCCAAAAATCTACCTAAGTATTCAGGGCCTTTTCTGTCTTCCATTATTTTTTCTTAAATTCGGCTTTATCAGTATTTTTTACAAACTGTTTGCCTTTTTTACTACCACGTACTTTTTTAGCTACTGTAGCTTTTCTTTCCGCTTTAGTAAGGGATTGAGCTTTTTTTCTAGGTAGGCATCTAGTGGTAGGTTTTCCTTTTTTCATTGTACCACAAGGACCGGTTATATTACCTGATGTGTTAATTCTTACCCAATCCTCTTTTTTAAACCAGTCTCTTAAAGATTCTAGTACTGCTTTTTTATATGCTGAACCAAATGGTGCTGCTTTACCTTTATGTTGTTTTTGTGCTTTGGGATCTATATTTTCTTTCATTGGACTAAGATAGTCACTAATTTTTTTCATAGCTTCTTCGGCTGTGATATTTCCTCCCATCCAGTTATTATGGACATAATATAAAAGATCTTCTTCATCAGAACTACCTACATTAATTCTTTTTATACCTCTTTTAATAATCTTTTCCATATCCTCATTATAATCACTAAGATTAATAGATTCTTTTAATATGTCAGGATTATAATAACTAGTATTTCCATCTTTATACATTCTCATGGCATCAACAATATCATCTAAAATATTTTCATCCTTTAACATTAAAATGGTTTTGGCAAACTCCTCGAAGCCAATATCCATAGCAAGTTGATTTAATTTATCTCTAGATACGTTAAGTGCCATTATTTTTTCTTTTTCTTTTTTCTACCACTCATTTGACCTTTACAAACCTTTACAGCACGACCAGATAAGTAAGCAGATGATTTTTCACCAGCAGCCATTCTTCTTTTTCTATATGCTTCACCTTTAGGGCAAAGTTTTTCTTCTAATTGACTGCCTAATTTTTTAATTTCTTTTAATTCAGTAGCTATTTCTTCTACTGTAAATTCTGGATTATTTTCTTTAATAAATTTAATAGTTTCTTTTATTTCATCTATAGTACCTGATACTGGGCCTCTTCTAGCATAATAAGCTTGTTGAGCATCTGCTTCTCTATCTAAACCACCCATTACATGATCAACTATGTCTTTTAAACCTTTAATTGAAATAGGTGTTGGTGAATAATTACCATCTACCATATAAGCATCCATTCCTACTCCAGCTAAGCTACTTGTTTCTCTCATTCCAGCTTTCATAGCTTTTGATCTATCAATTTGATAACCACCTAATTGTCTGATTTGGAATTGATCTTTATCTTTATCATAATCAAATATTACATATTGATCTTTTCCAGATGGTTCTCTTTTAACAATGTAGCTATCATCACTATGGAAGTGATCATCTACTATATATTTTTTATTAAAATAATCAAATAAAGTACCACCATCTATTGCTTCATCTAAACCAAAATTAGTTCTTTGTCTAATTTTATCTAATGCCGCCGCCTTAGATTGAATATATCCCTCTTGATCTTTCTTAAATTCTTTATCTAAAATATCAAATTTATCACTATCAAAATAACCTTGATTATCTAGTTTAACATCTACATCACCAAATCTTTTCATAATACCCTCTTTCCAATCTTCCCATTGTCCCTGGCTATAGATTGTTCTTGAGCTATCATCAGGATTAGGGGCATTAAATCTTTCACTGCTAAAATACCCTGATAGAAAATCATAAGTTAAATCAGAAAGTTTACCTTTTATTTCCCTATCATTAATACCCTCATTAAGGTATCTATTTTTATTCCATTCATATACATTAAAATCAGGAACATTTTTGGAAGACTGGTTTTCATTTTGCTTCCATTTATATATGTCAAAGTTGTCCATAGTAAAAAATATATTTGGTTATAAATATATGTTATTTTTCCTTAAGTGACTCTAGGTAATCTACAACTTGATTTAGATATTCTTCTGCCTGTTCTTTATTTATTTTTCCAATCCATTTTTCAAGTTCCCCAGATTCGGAAATAAAACCATCATTAGATTCATTCATTCTTTCTTTAAAATAAATTTTAAATTCCTTTATGCGATTATCTAATTCATTATTTTTTATATTACGTTCGTACTCTTCCCACTTACCATCTTTTTTTAATTGTATTTCCATGTCTATAACACAATCAAAGCATTTTTTATGTATCTTATAAAATGGTTTATCATTACGTTTTTTCATTACTCTATTACAATTTGGACAAAATAAAGGCATTAAATGTGCTTTTTTAGCCTTATCTAATTTAGTAATATTTTGTTTAATTCCATCCTTAATAGTCCAAGTACGACCATCTACCTCCCAAATATCCCCCTCTTTATGGGATTCTTCAGTTTTAGAAAAACCAACACTGGAACGTGTTTTTTCTCCATGTTTTCCCTTTATAATATTTCTTAAACGTTCAACGTCTTTTTCTTGAAATTCTTTTTTTAAAATACTGTCTTTACTCATAAACCTAATTTTGATAAATCGCTTAATACTTGACTTATATTTCTATAATGAATACCCGTACCACCAGCTGCATTCCATCTATCTATAGTATCTTCTCTATCATCTATTAAAATATCTTTTTCGGATAATTGGGGTTTAATTAAATGTTTTTCCTTAGCTTTTTTAAAATTTATTCTTGGTTTGCCACCAAATAAGTCACTATGGTTTCTTACCCAAAGTATTTTTCCTAAATATGATTGTTTTTTAGTTGAAGGAGAAGTTAGTAATTCAAAATTATAATTTTTAACAGCTTGTACTAAATCTCTAGCACCAGGCATTTCTTCTATACCTACCCAAAAGCTTACTTTATGGTCTTCATCTATAAAATCCCAAAATTTATTTTTTCCATATTTAGATTCAAATTCGGAAGGTGTCATACCTGATAAATCTTCAAATCGTTTATTAAAATTAGCTAATACACCATCCATATCAAGATAAACTTTATATTCACTAATTTGTTCTTCTAATCCTCTAGCTAATTCTAGGGCATAAGCATTTAACCCAAATGGGTCTTTTTTCTTTTTTTCTGTAATTAATTTTCTAGTAGCTTCTTCTAATCTATTACCTGTAAGAGAATCTGTCCAACTTCTAAACATTATATTTCCTGTTTCATATGCTTCTCTTTCTAGTTGCTCTAAATAATCATCATCATTTACATTAGTAGTATCTATATTATGTAATCTATTTTCCATGTTTTGATGAACATGAACTAATTCATGGGCGTAAGATCTTAAAATGTCTTTAGGATGTCTACCATAAGTAAAAAGTACAACTTTATTAGCTTCAGGTAAATAATAAGCGGTTTTTCCAAATAAATCTTCTCCATTATCAATATCATCATGTATAAATTCAATTTGTGGTAATGGTTCTAATTTCATACCATTATCAGTCATATGTTGAGTTAATGATGCTATATAAGGTCTAAAATCAAATTTACTTGAATCTATAGCTTCTTTAATATTTTTTTTAGATTTTCTAATTAAACCCCATTTAGGTAATTTTTTACCTTTATATTCACCATCCATTTCAAAGTTTCTAACTGAATATTTTTTACCATTATTATCTTCTAAAGATAATTTATATCTATTAACCCCTTCTCTAGAATTTTTAATAACTTTTAATTCTAAAGATTTTTCTAATTTTTTACCTCCTAATGGAAAACCTTTAGGTGCCCTTAAAACATCACCAGGTAATATTTGTCCTGAGTAGTTAGATAAATCTATACCAATTTCTTTTACAATATCAGGTTTTCTACCCTGAGCTGATCTAGTTTTACCTTTTTTAGGTCTAAAATCTTTTTTCTGTTTACCATCAACACCACTCATTTGCCCTTTACATACTTTTACTGCCCTACCGGCTAAAAATGGATTATGTTTTTCACCCTCTCTTTTTCTTTTAGCTATATAAGCTTTACCTCTTTTACATAACTTTTCAGTTAAGTCTCTGTAACTAGTACCAGGAGGAAATGATTGCATTTTTCTTTTAGCTGCTGCTTTAGTTTTATAAGGACCAAATTCCTGTCTTATACCAGGTGAAAAGGGATTATCTTGCATAAAATAAAACTTACCATCTTTTTTATAAATGGATCTATATCTATACCCTGCTGATTTACCAAATCCTTTTTTTTCTTTTAATTTTTTATTTTTTAAACGTTGGGTTTTAGCTTTAGATGCTTCTTTACGTTTTTTAATATATTTAAATCCCGTTTGTAATTTAGCTTTTTTCTTAGGGTCTTTAGTTCTTGATAATGCTGCTCTTACTCTTTGATGTATCAAATTAATAATTTGAGATTGCCTAGCATGGGATTTAGCTTTAAATGATTTTTTATTTAGAGTATTAACTATATCTTGTCTTGTACTAAATTTTACACCTACAGTATCTTTTGGATCTTCATCAGTGTATAATCTTCTACTTGAACCTTCCGGTTTTTTACCTGTGCCTTTTTTAGGATCTCTTTTCTTTTTTCTACCTTCAGTTATTTTACCAGCTACTATATTAAATACTTCTTCTGTTTCTTCATCTGATAATTCATCAGGAACAAATTTTTTAAATTTATCTAATGATACTAATGATGCTTCCCTGGCAGCCGTTCCAGATACTCCTCCTTTTGTTATTGTAGTTCTTAGTTCTAAATTAGGATAATCTGAAATAGATTTAGTTCTATTTTTTATATCATCAAAATCAGCATCATTTCCTTCTCTTGCACCTATTACCCATAAAACTTCTTCTGTTGGGTGATTTCTAGAATAATCATATACGGCTTTTATAGGTGGTATTGATATTAATTCTATTTTAACTTTTAAAGGTAAATAATTATTATATATTTCCCATACTAATAATGATTCAGCTTGTGAAATACCATTTCTTTCCTTATTTCCTATAAAAATTATAAATTCTTCTATTTCAGGGTTTTTTTCTAATGCTTGCTTTACAACTTCAAAATGTCCAGAAGTAGGTGGTTTAAAACCTCCTGCATATACTGCTACAGTTTTCTTTTTTTCCTGTTCAGGTAGTAATCCTTTTATTATCTCTTTTACTAAACTCATTTTCCTAAAAACGTCCTAATTTTATTTTGTGCTTCTTCCTTGGAAACTATATTAGGTATTATTTTATCTATATTATCTTTTTTCATTAACTTAATAACCTGTTGTTTTAAAGCCTCTCTATTTTTTTCACTTCTAGCTTTTTGAGCTGGAGTTTTAGGTTTTGTATTAGTAGGTTTATAAGGTGTAATATACTTATCTGTAATATCTTCTAAACTTTGTGAATCTGCTAATTTTTTATCTTTAGTAGTAGCAACAAAATTATCTCCAAATAATTCCATGTACGGAAAGAAATTTTTAGTTACTTCACTCCATGTTCTCATCACTATAGCAGGGGCTAAACTTCTATCTTTACCCTTAGATCTTTCAAATCTATCATCATTCTTTTTTAACGATTTTTTTAATGAAGCATAAACATAAACCATTAATACCTTATATCCAGCATTCTCTAAATTATCCTTTAATTGTTTAGTTTTATTATAAGAAGCAGCTGTACCATCTATTACTATATTTTCTAATTTATCTATATCAGTTGCTAATTGTTTATCATAGGTTTTTTTAGCTTGTTGCATAGCAATAGCTGCTTTACTCCTAGAAGTAGCATCACCTCTTTTTAGATCTAAAGATACACCAGCATCCTTTAAATTTTGAATATAATAATCATCAATATTTAAAACTTTAATACCAGAAATAATATCACCTACTATGGATGACTTACCAGCACCCGGAGCCCCTGCTAAAATTATAGCTTTAGGACTTCCTACTTGTTCAGTAAGTAAATCATAGAGTTTAATCATAAAAATAGTTTGTTATAAATATACGAAAAATAACCCGGGTAGCCTAATTTTTACACGGTTCTCTTGATAATAGTAGGAAAAGAAGTAGTAGAGGGTTTATGTTTAGGATTTTCTAAATCAAATAAACGTTTTACGGATTTAAATATTTCCAAATTTTCCTCTTGTGTTCTAGGAGATTCATACATTTCCCATTTTTTACCCTTTATTTTTTTGCCTGATTTATCTACTCCCCTGGATTTAGATTTTAACCATAATACTCCTACACGATCAGCTTCCTTACCAAAACATTCCTTGTACATTTGAGTATAAACAGCACTTTGTAAGTCATAAGTAGTTTGTAAATGATTAGACGTTTTAAAGTCTATAACCCATAGTTTATCATCTATTTCACAAATTAGATCACAAGTACCAGCTACTTTTAATTCATCTGAAAATAAATGTACTTCAGTTTCAATTAATGTAGGTTTATAGGTTTCCCAAAAATCAACAAATCGTAAAAACATTTGCCATACTAAGGGATCCATTTTAGGGTAACCATGTTCATTAAGATATTTTAATTCCTTGCCATTAAAATATTTTTCTATAAGTAAATGTACAGCGGTTCCTTCTTCCGAAGCTTTTTTTACTATCCAGTCAGCACTGTAGCCAACTTTTTTAAGCCAATCTTCAAAATGTTTACCCTTAGGGTAAGAATTTAGAACATAAGTTACTGAGGGATAAAATTCACCATGTCTTCTATAATATCTAGAATCTGGTAAGGTTATTTGTTTGTGATCATCAGATAATTCTATTATCCTATTATATGTTTTTTTGATCATACTGCTAATTTATGCTCCAATAAAGATGAATAAGTTAAAGGAGCAGTTTTTTGGATTAGTTTTGTGAAATTTCTAAAACCCATTTCACTTGGGTCCTTATCTTGCATATCAACAAGATAGACTTCTTTACCTTCCATCATTAATTGTTCACAAAAGTGTAAAGCTTGTTTTATAGCATCCTTATCTAATGCTATATAAATTTTTTGTACAAATGAACTTACTATTTTTTTCATTAGTTCCACTTGTATGTTTTTTCCTAATAAAGGTATTGCATTTCTTTTTATAGCTATTGCATCAAATAAACCTTCACATAATATAATAGGAACTCTCCAATTTATTAAATGTTCATTAGGTATTATATTCCTACTAGCCGAGGGATTTCTATATTTTATGTAAGGGTCTTTTTCAAAACTACGAGCTGTAAAATAATTTAATTGACCATTTTCATTATATGTAGGAATAATTATCATGTTAGCATATAAACCATTTTTACAATAACCTATATTATACTTTATTATATCGTATTTACTAATATTTCTATTCCTTAAATATGCTAATGCATGGCGAGCAGAAATATCGCTTAAATCACCTGAAGATAGGCTAATATATTCATGTGGTAGTTGGACAGTAGTCTTAATTTTAGTATCTTTTATGGATTTAGAAGTAGATACTAAACTTTTTAATTCAGAAAATTTTTCACCTGCTACTTTTAGTTGTTTAAATAAGGAATAAACAGTAGTACCTCTTACATCACAAGCCCAACAATGCCAAGGATTTTTGCCCTCTTTATTTTCTGTTAAATTTACTTCTAATTTAGGTTTATGATGATTACAAAAAGGACAATGATATGCATAATTGTTTCGGGCAGTAGGTTTGCCTGAACCCAATACAGAATTCACTAATGTAACCAAAAGTTGATTAACCATAATTATCAATATATAAAACTACTTACGCTCTGCCACGAGATCCTCAAATTCTATGTTTTGTAAATCTTTAGTATAAAATTTACCTAAAATATTATCATTAAAGAATTCATCAGGTTTTTCCAATACTTGATATAGCATTTGATATTTTACTTCAAAATAAGTTAATGTTTTTTTATCAGGGCACATCTTTAAAATAGTGCGTTTAAATTCATCTTTTTTACCTTCAAGTAATAGTTGTTTAATATCTTTTTGAGAACCATAATATGTTTTCCAATCTGATTCTTTTACTTCTAATTTATATGCAGGACGCCTCCCAACTATACCTTGTAGTTTTTCTAATTCTCTCTTTCCAAGTTTTTTCTTTTTATTATGAAATAAGACTTTTTTCCCAATATATGATTTTCCAGATGGGTTATGAGTAACAATGTAGACGAAACCAAATGTATTTTCTGGAAATTGAGTAATGTCGCCTATTTGATGTGTTTTATAGGTCCAACTCATAATTTATAATTTAGTATAAATATATTAAAATTTATGTTCATTAAGATTATCTGAATCTCTTGAAATATTTATTGCACCACAAGATGGATAAGGATTAGTAGGAGAAAAATCATTAATTACCGTTCTTTTTGAATGATTTAATCCCATTATTATTTTATCATATGGTATATTATGTTCTTTTAATTCTTCCTCTGTAATAGACTGGTATTTTGAGGGTCTACTAGTAGTAATAACAATTTGAGTATTTTCTTTATAATATAAATCTTGAAGCCACTTAATATTTTTCTTTAAAGGTTTTCCATTTCCTATATAAGGTGGAAATTTATATGAAGTATTTTCTACTAAAGTACCATCTAAATCAATAAATAAAGTATTATATTGAGATTTATATTTGTTCCAATCTTCTAAAGTACCCCAATCTTTATAATTAGAACCCTTATTACCTAAAAACTTTTTACCTTTTAAAATTAAATCAAATATAATATTACTTACATAACATTCATCTTCTACATCTTCCATTTCTTCAAAGCTTGAAATAAAATCCTCAGTTGAATTAAAACAATAACCCCCTATTGAAAAAGTTGAACTAATAACTTTTTTTTCTACAATATTAGATATAATATTATATTCATCTATTTGTAAATAACTTTTATTACTAGGATTAATAAATTGTGTGTCATTTAAATCATAAAAACAAACCTGATTATCTGTAGAAGTAAGATTGCATTCAAAATAATTATCAGAATCTTTAATCATTATAAATCCTTTTATTTCACATTCTTTTATAGCTTTATATACTGTTTCAGATTGTGAGGAAGTATTAGAATCCAGGTATACTATTTGTGATTTAGATTTTAAATTTAATTTTTCTAATTCTTCATAAAAACCCATTTCAAATTCAAATTTTTTGGAATGCTCTTTTAATGCTACAAAATATATTTTATCAAAAAAATCTAAGTTAATTCCTCTTATACTTTCTAAAACCATAAATAAACCACTTTTAGGATGTGTTAGCATCCATTTAGGTCTAATATTAGGAAATCTACTAGATTTACCTGCTATGGGTACTATTAAATTTTTCATAATATTCTAAACTAGTAATAATTTTATTTAAAACTTTAATTTGTTTCTTATCCTTTAAATATGGTTCTATCCTTAACCAATTCAATATATTAATAATTTTTGTAAATTCCAAATTGTAATATATTTTATATTTTTGATAAAGATTGTTCCATAAATAATTAAAACTTTGGTGCATCCTTAAACTACTACCATGTGCATTTAATGCCCATTTAAACCGTAGATCCTGTTGTAACTTAACTAAATCTACAATAAATGTATCAATCGCTGAATCTAAAAAGTCGATTAAGTATAAACCGTTTCTACGGAAAATAATATTTGTAATAGATAAATCTCCATGACAAAAGGTTTTAGGTATATTATTATATTCACTATTTTTTACAGTTCTTATTATATATTTTATAAATTTTTTATAATTAGAATTAAAATACAATGAATCTAATTTATTTAATAATTTAGTTTTTAATACATTAGAATTATATATTTTTTTATGTTCTTGAGTATTATTAAAATATACTTCAAAATTATTTAATATTCTATCTAAATCGTCCTTGGAACATTTATTAAAAAAAGTATTATAACTTTCCCCAGGGATATATTCCATATCAAAATAGTTTTTTCCTATATTATATATTTTAGGAGTATAAATGTAAGGATAAACATTATTTGAAAATGCTAATTGTTTTTCAATTTGTTTATGTAAACGTTTATTAAAAGATTTTTTTGAGGAGGTTTTTTTAATAGTAGAATTATCTATTAATTCTAATTTGCAACCTGATAGTCCAATCTTAATATCCGTCTTCGTCCCATCTTTCATTAAATCTGCTATATTGTGAATCATAAGGATATTTTTCCCACCCATATTTAGGCCATTCTAAGTCTATATTTTGTTTAGGAAAAGATTTAAATACTTGTTTAGATAAAACATTACTTAATACTAATGCATGTTCATAATAAGGAGAATCATCATATAAGTATTGTTCTGGTTTTAATAACCATTTTTTTATTTTTTCATTAAATTTAGAGCAATAATGACTACCAATATAAGATTCAGTTCTAATGTAACAATCATAATATTTCCAGTAATCTTCTCTTTTCATTTTTACTTTATCTTCTATACCTAAGGGTTCTAGTGGCATATCAAATATATCAATTAAGTCTTCTTTGTGACCCCAAAAAACATGGTCTCTGGGATGGAATGGGAATCCTTCAAACATACCTGCTACTAATACTCTATTTTTAGGTTTAGTTTCATCTCCTTCATATGTAATTATTCTTTCTTTATTTTTATGGAAAAATTCATACATAATATTCATGCTATTTAGATCATATCTTTGATCATTTCTCATTTTAATAGCAAATTTTGTTTTTACCTTTTTTAAACCATTTAATGAAGATACTATTTGTAAATTTCTATTTCCTGTACCATTTACATTAGGTAAATTATTTTTAACAATTTTAATTTTTAAATTATTATTAAAAGGTATATCATCATCTTCCCAACAAGAAAGGATTACATTATTTACAAAATTTAATTGTAAATAATGATTAGCAGTATCTAAAACATACTGGGAGCATTTTCCCTGCAAAACAATATCTATTTTAGAATCATCTACATTATCTTCAGATGTAAGAGAGGAAATAAATTCATCCGTAAACCCAAAATTTCTTAAATTATTAATACAAATTTTAGCATAGGGTTCTGTGATGTTAGGGTGTTGTAAAGTTTCTTTCCATAATTCTCTACATAAATCTCTTTGACCTACATACCAACTACTAAAAGCTTTTTGAAATAGTAAACTAAAGTCCCCAGGATATTGTACATCTGTTCTACACTTTTTAGTATTATGTTCAGTTAATTCTAGTCCTACTTTAGCAAAGTAATAACATGATTTCCATTCTTTTTTATCACCATGATTTTTGCTTAATAAATAGTAAGCTTCAGGTCGTTTAGGATCATGGGTAATAGCTGTAATTAATTGTTGATATTCATACCAAGGTCTTCTACCAGATTTATTAACACATGACCATGTTTTTAGTAAACATTCATATATTAAATCCTTATCCTCACTCATTTCTGCGCACCTTAAATAATAGGATAATGCAGAAGCGTTTTGACCAATTTGTTCATATTCCCAACCTAACCAAAAATTAATTTCGGGATCCAGGGGGTTTTCAATATACTGGTTTAATAAAGGTTGTATTTTATTCTCGTTCATTATCTATTAAATATTCTAATTTATCTAGAGTTTTTATTGGCATTCTTAAAATATAAGCTGCATTATCTTGGTATCCAAAAGTAATTAATAAATCATTATCTTTTTTAGCTAAACCTACACCAAACTCTATTTCAGCATCCATAAATTTAAATGGTTCTGTTAATTTTATAATATTCCAATCTTTATCCCAATAAATAAATCTATGATAATATTTAGCATCTTTACATTCGTTTTGGTTATACCAAAATTTACATTCATGCAATAATGCTAATCTTCCTTTTTTAAATGGTATAACTTGAGAACCACCTCTTTGTGGTCTAATATCTGGTATGAAAAATTCTTTTGTAATAGCTACTTCACTAGGTATAATTGTTATTTCACCGTTAGGAGCTTGTTCTTTTTTCTTTTGTGTGGGATCTACTTTTACTATTTCCAAAGGATTAGTCCATTTTATATAATGATAGGGCATATCTAAAATGGGCATCCAATTTTTTTCTAAATAAGAATGAGTAGGGGGTTGAATTCTATCTCTAGTGACTTCTTTACAATGATCATCTGTCCAATCAATTTCACATAATTCCATTCTTCCTTCTCCATCATCTTTAATATCTCTTCTTACACCGGATATAAATAATTTACCATCCCACCTCATTACTCTAGCATCCTCTAATCCAACAAATTCCCAATTAGGTGTAATATCATTTTTAGATGTATCTACTTTTTTAAATTCTTTAACATATAAAGTATCTGGATCTAACTTACATAAATAATTTCCAGTTATTAATCTACAATCATCTTCAGGGTTTAGATATGCTAAACAACCCCAACCACAATAAAATTGTTGTTTAAATTCAGAATGATATAATAAATAATGTACATGTCTTATATTTAAAATAATGTCTCCATTTTCTTCAATATAAACAGAAGAATTACATAACCCAGTACCATCTATTAATTCTCCTGGAATTAAAGAAGGGGATATTTGTCCTCCATTTTCAATTGATAATTTTGCTAAATTTCTTATCATATTATCTATAATGTGAACCTCCTACCCATAATACAAAAGATTTTCTTACTCCTCTAGTAACAGGAGTAACTCTGTGCATCATATAGGAGGGAAATATAAATACAGAACCCGCTCCTTTATATGCCTTAACTGCACTATCCTGGGGTCCTCCTTGCCACATTTCTAATACTCCACCATCATACTCACTAGGATCTGAAAGTTGTACAGTTATTGAAATTTTTCTTTTACTTAAAATACCAGGTCCTATATCTTGATGCCAAGTGTAATGTCCATTTTCCGTTGCATAATATTCTGTGAATTGAATTTGTTCAGGCATTGAATGTAGATCAAATTTCCATAATTCATTATTAGCCGTAACTATCATATCAGATAACTTATTATATAACCACCACCACTCTTCATTTTGTGGAATCCATCTAATTTGAGAAGAACGTATATCATCTTTTCCATTACCCGCTGTTTGGGCTTTTTGCAGTTTAAGTTTTTTTATACCTTCATCTATAGTTTTTAATTCATCACTATTAAATCCAGTTTGCCAATAGTATGAATTTTGGGGGTCATTTTCTAAAGCATCAAAATTATAACTTGAATACATATTATTTATTTTTTTTTATTTTAGGCCATATTCTTTCAAATATAAAATAACCTATAGTTTTAACAATTACTTCTATACTACCTATAGCTAATCCAAATTTAAAATTTCCTGTAACTAACCAGCCTGTAAGTATAGTTAAAATGGTAGCTATAGTTCTCCATATAATAGTTTTAATTAAAGTACTTTTATAGCTTTCCATCTTTTCTCATTTGGGCTCTAATTTTAGTAGCAGATATTTCTTTTACATTATTAGGAGGGATATGTTCAATTACTTCATATCCTACTCCTCTTCCATAATTTATAGATTCAATATCAGGTATTATTATTATTTTTACTTTACCTTTTTGTATTAAATCATCTAATTCTTTAGATACATTTACTAAAACTTCTTGTGCGGTCCAAGGTTGTTTTTCACTTGGTTCTACATCTCTAATACAAATTAATACGTTTTTACCTTCATTTAAGCGTTGATCTATTAACCAACGATGGCCTTGGTGCCAAGGTTGCCAACGTCCTATAAACATACTATATTGTTTCATATTTTTAATTCTTCTCTTATTATATCCAAACTTTGGTTAGGAGAATCATCTGATGTATCTACATCCACAAAATTAAATTGAGGGTTTTGATATCCTAAAACATGATACTCCTCCCTGCCTCTAATTCTATTACTATAATGTACAAAAATTTCTTTGATTTGCCAATCTAATTTATTTTTAAATTCCTCTCTTTGATCTAAATAAGGAGAAACTAAAGATACAATTACATCTTTTCCTTGATTATGTAAATAATGAGCTATTTTTTGTGCTGCATCAATATTAGCTATTCTACCTTTAATAGAATAATCTTTATTATCAAATAATTCTCGCATTTCATCCCCATCTATTCTATAAGCATGGGGAAGTGCTTTTTCTTTTAATAAGTCAGCTAAAACTGTTTTTCCAGAACCAGGTTGACCTGTAAACCAATATATCATATTATTTTGTATTTCTTTTATGTTCTTTCATTGTAAAAAGTTCTTCA